AGCATCGAAACCGTAGAAAACCTATTGTTATCGAATGAGAGATTAAGTGCGCACAACGAATGAATGACTCTGTGTATTCAAAAGTGTTTAGCTAAGCATCCATATATTATGGAACACTGCGCTTGGATTTCTGCTCGAGAGGAAATCCTCGCCGACAAATGAATATGAGCGAGGACATAGCGAAGGAGAGACAGAGAATCAAGGATGCCAACTTGAACGACAAGGAGGGATTCCTCCTTCTGTTCTCGAATCTTGTCGGCGAACCGAAGCAGATTGACTACAAGCCATATACAGTTGACGAGAAACAGTTGTCTCTCATCAACTCGAACATCGAGAAGTATTTCGGTGTTTCGACCGAAGCCATCAAGAACGAACTGACAGGAGACAAGGCTTCCGCTTTTTACGAGGGAGCAATCGAACCCTTTGCCGTTCAAGCTTCGGAGGTCGTGACAAATATGTTGTTTACGGCAATAGAGCAGAACACAGGAAATTCGTTCTATCTGACCGCAAACAGGATTCAGTTCTTGACCAACTCGGACAAGCTGAACATCTCGTCCAACATGGCAGACAGAGGACTGATGACCATCAACGAGATTAGAGACATTTGGGAACTCCCGCCTGTTGAAGGCGGTGACCGACTCATCGCAAGGGGTGAATATTACTTCGTTGACCCCACGGCAGATCCAAGCAAACAGGAACAGGAGGAAGAAGAAAATGCCGAGTAATACCAACAGAGAATTCCGCTCAATGGAACTTCGCAAGAGAGAAGTCCGAGAGGGAGAAGAGAAGAACTACATTGTCGAGGGTTACGCAACGACCTTCGAGGAAGCCTACGAACTCTATCGTGACGGCAAATATGTAGTCAGAGAGATGGTCAGCAAGGAAGCCTTCAAGGACACGGACATGACCGATGTCATTTTCCAGATTGACCACGAAGGAAGAGTCTACGCAAGGACGAGGAACAGGTCCCTGTCGCTTGAAGTGGACGAACACGGCTTGAAGACCACGACAGACCTCGGTCTGACAGAGTCCTCAAGGTCGGTCTATGAAGACATCGACAAGGGTCTCTATGACAGAATGTCTTTCGCATTTACTGTCAGCAAGGACTCCTACACAGAAGAAGAAATGGAGAACGGAGACATCATCGTCACTCGAACCATTCTCGGAATCGGGAAGCTCTACGATGTATCGGCAGTTAGCTTCCCCGCAAACCCCTACACAGATATTTCAGCTCGTTCAAAAGACCTCATAGACGGAGAGATTGAGAGGTTTGAAGCGGAGAGACTTCACGAAGCGGAAATAAAGGAGAGCCGGATGGCACTCAAGGAACAGATTTCAAGGATCTTGGAGGAAAACACAAATGACTGAAATCAAAGACATGACAATCGAGGAAGTCGAAGTTCGTGCTTCCGAGATTCAGAAGGAAGTCGAGAGTGCAGACGAGACAAGAATGGCTGAACTCAAGACTGAACTCGATGCTCTCGAAGAGAGAAAGAACGAACTCAAGAAGATGGCAACCGAAGCCAAGGAGACCCGAGAGATGGTCGCAGAAGGCAAGGTCGACATCGACACAATAGAACCTGTCATTAAGGAGGAAAAGAGAATGACAAACAAGGAAATCGTAGCAACTCCCGAGTATAGAGATGCTTTCGCAAACTACATCAGAACAGGCGATGACAAGGAGTGCAGAGCACTTCTGACCGAGAATGTCAGCGGTGATGTCCCTGTTGCTTCTATCGTTTATGACATCGTCAAGAACGCATGGGAGAAGGAAGGCATCGTAGCAAGAATCAAGAAGACCTATGTCAAGGGTAATCTCCGTGTAGGTTTCGAGATTTCTGCTGACGGAGCTTTCATCCACACAGAGGGTCAGACAACTTCTTCTGCTTCCGCAGAGAATCTTGTTCTCGGAACTGTCAACATTGTTGCTTCCAACATCAAGAAGTTCATCTATGTATCTGATGAGGTTATCGACTCCACAGAGTTCCTCACATATGTATATGACGAGCTTGTATATCAGATTGCGAAGAAACTCGCAGACACAGTCATCGCAAAGATTGAAGCTTGTGGAACCGTTTCCACAAACACTCCTTCCGTCAATGTTGGTGTCCCTGTCGTAACGGCTTCCGCAATCGCACTCGACACAATCGCAAAGGCTATTGCTTCCATCTCTGATCAGGCGACAGACCCTGTCATCATCATGAACAAGGCAACATTCGCTTCGTTCAAGGCGGTGCAGGCTGCGGGTAGCTACGGCTATGACCCCTTCGAGGGACTTCCTGTTCTCTTCAACAACACAGTCAAGGCTTTCGCAGTTGCTTCTTCGGGCGACACTTATGCGATTGTCGGTGACCTTGGAGAGGGCATGATTGCCAACTTCCCGAACGGAGAAGAAATCAAGATTAAACTTGATGACCTTTCTCTTGCTGAATCCGACATGGTAAAGATTGTCGGCAGACAGTATGTCGGTGTCGAGGTTGTCGGCCCCGCTTCATTCGCAAAGATCCAGAAGTGATAAAACCATAAGCTATTAAGCGGAAAGGGAATGTCTTATGGCGAAAATACTTGTATGTGTCCCTTGCATGGACATGGTATCTGCGGGATTTGCACAAAGTCTCGCCATGCTCCAAAAGGGCGGTCACGAAGTGGCAATAATGTTCCAAGTCGGAAGTCTCATCTACGACTCAAGGAACAAGTTGGCAAAGAAAGCTTTAGAGATGGGTGCGGACTACACGATGTGGTTTGACTCTGATATGACCTTCGAGCCGGACACGATGCTCCGACTCTTGGCACACAAAGCTCCGATTGTGTCGGGTGCTTATTTCAGACGGAGTCCTCCGTACCATCTTGTTGCTTTCGATGATTGCGACCCCAAGACAGGGAAACATTCAGACCTTCCGCTCCCGACCGACACAGTCAAATGTGGCGGTGTCGGTTTCGGGTGCGTTCTGGTCTCGACTGATGTCCTGTTCGAGGTCGCATCGAAGTTCACGAATTGGTTTGAACCCATCAACGGCTTCGGAGAAGACCTCTCCTTCTGTTGGAGGGCAAGAGAATGCGGTTTCGACATTCTCCTTGACCCTTCCATCAGTTGCGGTCACATGGGACATATTCTCGTCAATGAGACATTCTACAAAGCTTATGCGGGAGGAAATACGAATGAAGGTTAGAGTCAAAGCACCTTTCTTCGATGACAGGGGAATCCACAAGAAGGGCGAAGTCTGCGAGGTTCAGAACTTCCGTCCCGAGTACATGGAACTTGTCGAAGAGAAGAAGGAGAAGGTCGAGAAGGCGGTCAAGGCTGACCCCAAGAAGACCACAAGAAAGAAGGGTTGATGTTTATGGCGGTTGATACGGCATTTTTGAACAAGGTGAAAACGGCACTTCGGGTCAGTTTCAACAATCTCGATTCGCAGATTTCGGATCTCATCGAAGAAGCAATCTTGGACTTGACGGCAACCGCTGACATCAAGACCTTTGATTCATCGAGTGCCGACCCGATGCAGACAGGAGCGGTCATCGCATATGTCTCCTATAAGTGGTTCAGCGATGAGAAATATCTCAAATCGTACAACGACATGAAGACGAAGATGGCACTCTCTGGACAGTATAGGAGTGTGGCGAACGATGAAGAATAGTGTTTACCCGATTGACTTGGTGGAGATTGTCACGGAGAAGGACAGTCTCAATCAAGTTGTCGAGAAGACAAGGACAACGAAGACAGTCTTTGCCGACATTGGTTCTGTCTCGCAGACAGAATACTTTGCGGGAGGACGAATCGGTCTTCAGCCGTCCTTGAAAGCGACAATCTATGACTTCGAGTATGGAGATGAACCCATCGTCAAGTACAACGGAAAGTTATATTCCATCTATCGTACTTATGCGGTCAACGGTTCCGACAAGCTCGAACTGTACTTGGAAGAGAGGGGAGGGACGAAGGATGAACCAAGTTGAAGCAATTCAACTCTTGAACACTCTGACAACTCCTTCCTTCTATGACCATGCTCCGAACGGAACGAAGCTTCCGTTCATCACGATTCATTCAGAGCAACCCGACAACTTCACGGCAGACAACAAGGTCTTCTGTGAGAAGTGGAACTTCCGAATCGACCTCTATACAGTCGACAAGGATCTCAAGCTTGAGTCGGACATCAAGAAGCTTCTGAATGACAATGACATAGCATGGGTCAAGACTGAACAGTATATCGACTCACAATCTTGTTGGGAAGTCGAGTTCGAGTTCGAGGTCATGGGAGACGAAGACACGGAGGACTAACTCATGGCAAGGAAAGGAACTCATCACAGACAGGGAAACGAAGAAGTCGTTATCACTCTTGGAACAGGACTGACAGGAATGGGTCAAGGTGGCTATGGTTATCTTGCCAAGACTGTTCAAGAGGAACTGATGGCGGTCGGAACTCAAGTCGATGACAACCTACAAGCCATATTTGACGAGATAGGGAAAGAAGCTGCTCAAAAGCTTCGAGAGACCTCTCCTGTCAATGAATCGGGCAAACATTCGGGAAGATACAGACGAGGGTGGGTCTATGAGTCCGGCAAGAGGACATACAACTTCCGCTCCCAAGGAGTGGTCAGAAACAAGACAGATCCACAACTCACACATCTTCTCGAATACGGACATCCAATAGTCAGAAACGGAACTGTTGTCGGGAACTCTCCCGAAATCGAACACATCCGTCCTGTGGCTGAATGGGTGGCTGACGAGATAGATTCTCGTTTATCAAAATTACTATAACAGGAGGAAAAGATAATGGCTGACAATACTGTAAAGTTCGGCTTAAAGAATGTGCACTATGCCCTCATAACTGAGACGGTTTCCACATCGGGAGCAGTCACGACCTCTTATGGCGATGTCAAAGCTCTTGCGGGTGCGGTTTCTCTTTCTATGAGTTCCAATGCTGATAGAAGCGTATTCCGTGCAGACAATAGCGACTACTTCGTCTCATACGGACAGGGCGGTTATGAGGGTGACCTCGAAGTCGCAAGAGTGAACGAGGACTTCCTCAAGGATGTTCTGTCCTACAAGGAAGATGACGATAAGATCCTCGTTGAAGCTTCTGACGATTTCAAGACCACAAAGTATTTCGCACTCATGTTTGAGTTCGATGGCGACCAGAGAGCAACGAAGCATTGTCTCTACAAGTGTTCTTGTTCTCGTCCGAACATCGCATCACAGACAACAGGCGAAGGCGGTACAATCGAACCGCAGACAGAGACTCTGTCTCTGACCGCTATTCCGAGAGCAGATGCAGACGGCTATCTCCATGTCCAGACACAGGAGACAACAGACCCCGATGTCGTTTCGGCATGGTACACGGCTGTCCCTGTTCCCACATTTACACCTTGATTCAATGGGGGACTCCTTCGGGAGTCTCCCTTTTTCTCTATGGAAAGGAGATTGTAACAATGGAAAAGACAATTAAATTAGGCGAAAAAGAAGTGGCTTTGAAGTCTTCAGCAGCCACAAACATTCTATACAAGAGAGCTTTCGGGGAAGACATCCTCGTCAAGCTCTCGTCCTACACCAAGAATCTCAAGGAGATTCAGAGACTCAAGGCAGAAGTTGACAAGGTCAAGGAAGACTCGACCAAGTCACAGGAAGAGATCCTCGAAGTCATGCAGAACATGATGAACTCCGATGCGTTCAAGGCAACACAGACCTTCTCGAACGAGACTCTTCCGAAACTTGCCTACATCATGTACGCAGAAGCCAACTACAAGGTGAACGACCTCTTCAAGGTCTTGAACGAGGAAAGCTATCTCGGTTGGCTTTTGACCATTTCACAGGATGACCTTTTGGATGTGACAGGCGAAGTCATGAGCATTTGGTCAGCCGGAGCAAAGACTCATTCAAAACCAAAAAACTGAACAGGCCCCTCGACAGAGAATTCAACTCTGCGGTCTTCTTCTTGAGATGTAAACAGATGGGATTCTCCCTTCGTGAACTCTTGGATCTTGACTACGGAGAAGTCTCTGATGTTCTGATTGAGGGGCAAAATGACCACGCAAAATACAATTATCTTGCGACACAGAACGATTTTGACAATGCGTTCGGATAGGAGAGAGTAATGGCAAACAAGATTCTCGGAATCACAGTCGACATCGAAGGAAAGACTTCGGGACTGACCAATTCACTCAAACAGGCGAATTCTGCTATCTCAAAGACAACTTCTGCCCTTCGTGATGTCGACAAGGCTTTGAAGCTCGACCCGACCAATGTCGACCTTCTCGCACAAAAGGAATCCTTGCTTAACAAGCAGATAGAGCAGACTAACGAGAAGTTGGAAATCCTCGGTCAAGTTGCGAACGATGCGAACGAAGCACTTGCAAGGGGAGACATAACCGAAGAACAGTATGCACAACTCACGGCAGAGATTGTCAAGACTGAATCTGCCTTGAATGGTCTCGAAAGCGAAGCAGAAGGTTCGTCCGATGCTTTGGAAGAGACAGGAGAGTCTGCGGAAGCTTCTGGAGAGTCGATGGAAGACTTTGGCGAAGCAGCCAAGGTTGCGGGAGAGATTGCGGTTGCTTCACTTGAAGCCGTAATTGCTTCGGCAATAGCGGTCGGAACTGCGGTCGCTTCTGCGTTTGTCGGAATCGGTTCCGCCCTTGTGGACTCGACAGTCTCGACTTCACAGTTAGCCGATGAACTCTTGACACTCTCGGTTCAGACAGGCTTGTCGACCGACACTCTCCAAGAACTTAACTACGCATCAGAACTCCTTGATGTCGACACGCAGACAGTCACTTCTTC